GCTTACCTCGGTCATGTCCATGGCCCCGGTCATCTTCTCGAACTTGGTCAGGCCGGTCCCGAGGAAACCGTTGATCTGCACGACCCCGGTCCCGCCCTGCGTGACGTAGGGCTTTGCCACAGGGTTGAAGAACATATCCAGCACGCTGTCCACGACGCCGTACTTCTCGGCGTACTTCATGTGGTTCGCGGCCTTGATGGGGTCGCAGAGCATGGGCTCGCGCCCGGACAGACCGTTGATAAGACACTTCATGGATTAGAGGGTTCGGGGGGGGGAGGTAGGTCGAGGTTGTCGGCCACGGCTTCGGGCGTCTGGCTGGACGTTTGGCCCTGCTGGAGCCAGTTGAAGGCCGACTGGTAAAGCATCCAAAGCGGGAGGTTGCGCTCCTTGGCCTTTTGCACGAGCTTCTCCATCTCGACGGCGCGCTGCTCGAGCACCTCGTCGTAGGTCATGCCCTTCTTGCCGAGGATGGCTTGCGCCGTGGTCAGACCCATCTGCAGGTCCGCACGGTCTTGCGAGGCTTCGCGGCCAGCGTCCACGGTGATGTCGCGGGGCGTGATCCAAGACTTGCGGTTGAAGTCCGGGTCGTCGGGCAACTTACCCTTGGCGATGGCGTCCGCGATGACGTAGTCGTAGACGCGGTCGAGGTTGTCGATGAGGATGCTCTGCCACTTTGCCGCCCAGCGGGAGACCTTGCTTGCGACTAGACGCACCGATGCGCCGCCAATCTTGGACGGGTCAACCTGGTACTCGTAGGGGAGGAGGCGGACGATGTCGCGCTCGATGGCGGTCATCATCCCAATCCAAGCCGGAGAGGGGCGGTTGTTTTGGACCTGGCTGAAATCTTCATTGGAATCGACGACTAGCACCTTGCCACCCATCTGGCTGGCCATCTTCTCGCAGGAATTGTAATCGCCGGAGAACTTGGACGCCGGGTCGTCCTGCAGGACGCCGCCTTGCTTCTTGAGCAGCATGACGTGGTCTGACGCAGCGCGGCACGCGGCCTTCTCGAGTTCGTAGATTTCCAGCTGATCCTGCACGCTCAGGAGGCTGGACTGCAGGACGGGGTAGCCGCGCACAGCGGACGGGCGCTCGAACTCCATGACCTGGAGCATGGACTGCACGGGGACGTAGCGGTCTTTCGTCTGGCCGTCGGTGTAGACGTTCCAGCCAGTGATCTCGCCGTAGGTTCCGAGGTATGCGCCGTCCACGTTGTTCGGGTCGAACTTGTCGGAGGGCGAGCCCACGCGGTGGCTCTCAAGGACTTGAATCTTTGGGACGTCAGTCTTCGGGTCGTTGGTCAGGACGCCAAACGAGTCGCCGTCGATGAGGGCGCCGGACATCCACATGGCCTGAATCTGGCCGAGGTTGTAGCGGTTCGTCAGGTCGCAACGGACGGTCCAGTCTCGGAAATAGTTTTGGTGCGCCACGGCCACCTTTGGGTCACGGGCGTTGGACTGCACGATGAGGCCGTCTCCGACGGAGACCAAGACGGCTTCATCGACGCACTGCTTGTAGATGGGGCTGTTGCGGATAGCCCAGCGGGACTTGGCCACCATCGCGAGACGCGTCCCAGACGTGACCTCCTTGCGCTGGTCGTTGACCGCACCGACGAAGAGCATACGCCGCGAACCCGACTGGGTCGTGCTGGCGAACTGCGAGTAGGAGGCGGTGGCCCCCTTCTTCGGCTGCTTGGTTTGCTTATCGGGTTTCTTGCGCATCAGAGGTCAACACGGGTGTCCCAAGTAATCTGTACGGAGGTATGAGCACCGCCATACTTCTTCGGGTCGATACGGGACAAAGCGTAGTTAATCTCCTGCAGGCGCTGGGGTGCTGGCATGCCAAACTGTTTGTTCACGGAAGTACCGGAGTCAGAGTACGAGGTGACAGCCAATCCGAGCTGTCCTAGTGCCTCCTGCTTGTATTGCAGCAGCACGTCTTCTGGTACGCCTACGTAGATGCCGAGCATATACTTATTGCGGGGCGGGTAAGGTTTGCACCTCGTCTCGTCCGATCAGACCCCAGCGGGCCGCGATAAGCATCCCGAGGAGCTCACAGTCCAAGCCGTGGTTGTGCTTCACGCCCTGGCGCAACCGCCAGATGGCTTTACCTCCCGGCTCCTTTACGCGGACCTCACTGTTTAATTGTTCCACGTAGGAGGGGTCGGCATCCCGGGCGAAAGTGAACACCTTGCGGGCTCGCATCCCATGGAACAGGTCCTTGCCTGACAGGTTGGACCAGACCACCAGCGCCGTCGGCGTGCGGACGCCAGGGACGTGGATCGCGGTAGGCGTCGCGTAGAACCGGCGCACCGTCTCGCCCGACTTGGTCTTCACGTTGAAGTACTCCTGGCCCGAACCCTTGGCACAATACCAGCCACGGACGGCGCACTGCTTGTAGACCTCCTGCGTGGAGTTGCCGTCGCCCGAGTCCACCATGACGAGCTGCGGGTGGACGCCGTGCTTGGCCGCCAGAGCGTCGAGACCCGACCAATCCGTCAGGCCGTCCGTGCTCTGCACCTTGCCGAAGTGCACCAGACGGCTGTGGCCTGTTCGTGCCCACTGCCTCACGGTCGTCCAGAAGTGGTCTCCCTGACAATCGATAGAAAGCGTCTGGAACTTGACCGAGCCTTCAGGTGCTCCGGCCATGTCCACGATCTGACCGCGCGGACCGATGGCGGCCACAGCGTCCCAAGGGTCGGCCATCGCATAGTCCGAAGACTCCGTCGAGACGACGAGGCTCCCGGTGTCATCGCTCCAAGGAAGAGCCAAGACCTGCTGCTTGAACACCTGCCTTGGGATATTGTCCCCCATCTCTGCCGACTCCTTCGCCTTAATCATGTCCACCGCGAGCGACCCCCAGCTTGTAGACGCGAGAGCGTTAACGTGCAGTCCGACGTAGCCCGCCTTCTCGGCCTTGGATGTAGCCTCGAACCCGGCGCCGCGCTCGACCTCGTTGCAAACGGTCCGGACCTCGTCGTTGTCCTCCATGCGGTGACGGCACTTCGAGCACTCGTAGGTCGTGCCTTGTTGCACGGCCTCAAGGTCCCAGCCGTCTATCATCTTCGCGCCTTCGGGGAATCTGATAAATGCCCAATCCCAGGGCTGACGATGGCGGCACGCTTCATTGGGACAGACGAACATCCACTCCCGCTGGTCGGTCATCAGGTAATACTTCCAGAACTCCGCACCCTGTCCCTCGACGTTCCCGGGCTGGCTCTCGTAGATTGCCTTCGACGCGAACGCCGCCGCCTTCAGTCGGCTCATACTCATCGCCAGCGCGCCGTTCGGCCACTGCCAGCATTCCGAGCCCAAGACGTAGCGGACGTGCAATGACTGCAGGTGCTTCTCCGTCGATGCCGAGCGGTTGTGAATCAGCGAGCCGTCCGCGAACCGAAGCGTGCCCGACTTGTCGTTGTCCTCCCCGGACATCTGGCCTCGGATGTCGGCGACCTGGTCGAACAACGGCCTCAGCTCGTTTAGCGTGAACGCCTTCGCCTTGTCCTGCGAGTCGAGGAAGATGGCCATCGACGCACGGCGGTTTGCCATCAGGTAAGCCGCGTTCAGTTTCAGCGTCAGCGTCTTCCCGCAGCCGATGGCCCAGGGCATGAACAGGCGCGACGTCGTCGGCGCGTTGAAGATGCGTACGGCCTCACCGATCCACGGCCAGCGCTTCGGGTTGTAGCCGCCATCGAAGACGCCCGCCGGAATCTTCTTAACGTTCTCCTTCAGGTAAGCGACAGGATCGGACAACGCCGACGGCCTGACGACCATCAGTCCCTCTTGGAACAGCTCCTCGGCGTTCACGGCTTCGGTTCCTCCAACACTCCGGCCACCCGGGCAATCTTCTCACGGGCCTCACGTGCCCACTCCGTCAGGACACCGATGGCCTTCACCGGGTCCTTGGGGTTGCAGTTCTCACCGCACTCCGAGCCCAGCGCGTCCAGCCGCTCGACGATCAGGCCAGCCAGACGGAGCATCGCCTCCCGGGCTTCGCTTGCGCGGATATGCTCGCGAGCAAACACCGACCTGCGCTCGGCTTCTTCCCGCAGGGCTACCGATTGCTTGAGGCTCTGGTTGTACGTGACTTGATAGCGCCCAGCCTCGGCGTCACCGGCTCTGAGCATCCGCTCATACTTCTCGCGGGCGAGCACGACCAGGCGCTCGTGCTTCTCGATCGTCTGCTCGAAGCTCGCGTCGGGGATTCCCTCCACGTCGAGCGGCGGCCTTTCTTTTTTGGGTCGCCCTGGCGCGCGCCGTGAACCGGCTGGTTCGGAATCCCCCGATTTTGGCTGGTTTTGAAA